CCGGCGTAATTCGGTAAATTAATTGTAGGTCCTAAGGCGCTTACGTTATTAAGGATTGTATTTCCGTCGACGTCTAAATCTGTTGTAACATTTAAATCATTACTTACGTTTACATCTCGTGTAACATTTACATCTCTTGTAACGTCTATATCATTGCCAACTGCAAGATCGTTATCAACGTGTGCGTTATGAGAAAGATGTGCACTTCTAAATTTAAATGCTGTATGCCCTAGGTCAGCATTGGTGTGACCAGGAATTAAACCATCTTCTACTCTAAATGCTGCTTTTGCCATATCAACCTCTTTTAATTTATTCTATTTATATAGTTACGTCGTAACCGGTGTGTCAATTCTTTTAAACGAAAACTTCAATCCTGCATGTCCTTGAGGATCTGCTAATAGTGATACTGTATCAGAATCATTAATGCTACAATCATAGGTTACCATTGTTCCAGCTGCATGCAACAAAGTGCCATATGAAGTAAGAGTTGCACTATCACCAGTATGTGTTACAAATACTTGTCCTGCCTGATGATCGCTGTCGCCTGAACTTTGGCATATGATTTCATAATGAGCAGCTCTAATCGTAGTTCCATCAAATGTATCAATCGCTGTTTCTGCTGAGTCTGCAATAGTAGCACTGCCAGTAAATAATTCCGGAGCTTCTGGCGCAGCGCTGTCTGCAAACCTAGCTTTTAATCTTATATCACCATCGTCGTTTGATGAAAAAGCTTGTGATAATAATCTTGCTTTTGTTGCCATTATGAACTCCAAGTCTGTATTGCGCCACCGCCACCACTTTCGGCATTGGCAAGTTGTACTCTAAGTGTACTGATTAAATTGTTTGCAGAGTCTGCTGATGCTTGTGCTGCTACTGCAGCGTCGGCAGTGTTAACTAGAATAAGATCATTCGTATAATCTAAAAAATGATTATTATTATAAGAAGAATCTAGTGATCCATCTGACTCAATAAAAACAATATCATTACTGAAGTTTAGAACAATAGAAGAATCACCATAGGTATAATCATTGGCGTATCCGTCCTGATTCCATGGCGTATCTAAATGATATGTTGAATCTGTATAACCAGTACGTGTAGGCATTTATTAGGTTCCACCCTCTGGGAATAAATAAACTGCGCTACGTGAATGTTCGTAAGAATAACTCCAAGAGTAATTATAGCCGGTGTTTGATGATGTTGGTGATCCAACTTTATATGCTCTAAACGCTCTGTATGCATTACCATCGCCGTCAGTGACACGTTCGCCGGAGAAGAAACCATCATCAGCGGATCTCCATATACCCATTAGTCTTCCAAATTCTTTATAATCACTATGATAATAATTCGCTGTGATAGGTAGACCATGATGTGGCACGAACAATAATGGCTGCATTACGTATCCTGCATTACCGCTTCCGACTGGTGTTCTACCAAGAATTTCATACCATGGCGGTGGCATTAAACTATTGTAGCTATCATATACAGTATTTGTAGTGTAGTTGCCCATCATATAAGAAGACGTATAGGAATCACTGGAGTTTGTGCCGTTTGGATAGTATCTACCAAATTTTTGTACTTTACCGATATTATTTCCTGCTCGTTTACCGGAAGTACTAGTAGAACCTACTGTGTTATTACTTTCTAAATTAAATTCTGCATGATATATAGCAACTGTTGGACAGTGGTATTGGTGGGTTGCTCTTTGTGCATTGTCGTAGTTTGCTTGATATTCTTGGTCAGCCATAATAAAAATCATATCTGCATAACTACTGCCTAGTGGACTCATATTTAATTTAAGAACAAAAACTTTATCGTTAATAATTCCTTCTACTGATTGCCAGTAGTAAGGAGTAGTGTAACCCGATGATGGATCGTAAGTAGAACCACCATCTAACCAACCATTCATTGAATTAGGAAAATCATTGTTGATACCTGTCACAGAGTTTGTTACATCTGTTCCCATCCTAGGAAACAAAGAATAAGTTCCTTCGGACCTAATATGGACAGCTCTTTGCATATCTGCATTAGTATTATCTTGAAGATATCCGTGGTGTCTTTTATAAAACTGGAAAAAATAATCATCACTGGTTGCTGATGATCCAGTGTTTCTATTACAACCTGTCTCATGATAGATACCTGTAGAAGGGCGTGTACCGGTTATTGTTGATGCTGACGCATTATGTACAGTACTATTAAGTCCTGAAGTAGATGTGATCGTACCCATAATCACACCACGAAGATCTTCTAAAACATATCTCCTATATGATGCATAGTTTACGTTGTTTGGCCCACCAAATTGTGTGCCGTTACTTACTAGTTTAAAATACATTACTCTGTTACCTCTACGCAATCTGAGGAGAGCTGTATCTCTCCTGCCGAATCTTCCCATATAACAACGCCGGTGAATAAGTCACCTTGCCATGTTGCAAAAGATCTCGGATGGTTAATATGTGAATTGGTGAATCGATTTGCTACTTTTTCCTGAGTGGCGTTTTCAATTTTGTACAGAACGATATTCTCGCTACTGTCATAACCAAATTGTTTCGCCAATGCTGATTTGTGTTCTGCGCTTAACGCCATTGGTATTCTCCTATTTGTATACTATAACTAAACTTAAGTTGGCGCCTGCTACTGTAGATCCAACTTGGGTGATATCAACTGTTAAGTAATCACCTGCATTCATTGTTTCTGTTAATCCTGTTAATGATCCACTCGTACCACCAGCAGCAATAGAAGGTGTTGCGATAGATGAACCGTTTTTATTTACTCTAAGATTTAAACCGGCACCTGTTGGCGCAGTTTGTACGTATGCTGTCATACTTTGTAATGTAAGTGATCTCGGCGCATACCATCGTGCAGATCCATTCATTACGTATAAAGTGTTGTTTTGAGTAAGTGTAGTATGTTGTTCTGTACTACCAACTCTTGCTGTTACGTAATCTGAATCTATTACAGATGTAACGTCAGCTCTAGCACTTACGTAGTCTGAATCTACGATTGCAGAAACTGAAGCCGAGTCTACGCCACTTACTCTAGCATTAATATATGCAGAGTCGATAAGATCTGCAGTGTATGCTGAATCTAACGCTGCGTCTCCAATTACCTCTTCTACTCGAGTTACGAATGATGGAGTTAAATCCATATAGTTTCGTAGATCCTGTGGAACATATTTTTGTTTTGTGCCATTCCATGTTAAACACATTTGTGGTACAATAGTAGGTGATTCTTTAATTCTTACAAGAGTCTTATGCTGTTCTTGTGCGTGTTGAAAATATAAGTATGTTTCACCTGTACCACTTGAATCTACCTTTAAATCTTTTATAGTTATTGAACCATTCATTGCTTGGTGATTACCACACTGGTATTCTAATGTATCAGGCGCATCGGCCGGCACAACAAATGTCATAGTCGTCGTGCTACCTGAACTGCCTTGTCCTCTTGAATTTGTAACACCTGAAGTATATTCGCCCCCGTAACCAGTTGCTGACCATTCTCCATTACTATCTGTTGTCAGATAAAACGGATGTCCAGCTGTTGTAGAATCTAATAAAAATTCGTATGTATTACCTCTATACAAAGGACCTAGATCTGTGTTATTACCACTGGCGTTTCCGGTAAAAACGTACGCGCCAGTAGTAGCACCAACATTATATTGAACTGTGGAGGTATTTAATGTTGGTGGGGTAAACGTAGCAGGAACTGACCACGTTAATCTTTGTGTTTTCTGAGGTGTTGATGTTACACCTTCAAACGCAACTGTATTACTACTATCATATGTAACCCAATCAACTAAGTTTGCATCGCCTGGTTCTTCAATCCATTTTAATTTTATTGAATGTGTCTGAGTAGAATTTCCATTTGTATTATATGCAGCAAAGTTATCTAATTGATATGTACCTGCTTTATATAAAGGTATCTCACCTTCATTCGATAATGTAATAGGAGCTCGAGCATATGGTAATGTAGTAGGATTCCATGACCACAACCAATGAGCATTTTGTCCAGCACCTCGAGTATCAACAGCAAAATTTAATGTTTCAGGTTCTATAGTATTATCAAATAAATTATTAAATTTTTCTACTGCTAATGCACCACTCGAATCTTTTATGGAAGCTGCTAGTTGTCTATTTCTTGATACCATATTATTGTCCTACCGTACCTGTAACACTAAAAGAATCTGTAATAGATCCTGTAGTTGCATTAACTGTTTTTAGTTCAAAGTAACTGAACCTAAATGTAGCTGGAAAGGTTATGAATTCTTGTCCGCCCGCTGTTGATAAGAATTGTATGTCTCCTAATGATGTAGGCATTGCATCAACATATCTTACTTGCACTGTCGTGTTATTATGACTTGATAAAATAGATAATGTTATGTCTGCATATGTAGGAGGCTTCTCTTTTCTTTGCATGGCCGTATGTGTATCAAGGTTCGTATGTTGATTCCTTAATATCCAACTATACATCTCTGTATAACTTTCCATGTTTTCATCTAAAAGTATTTCAGCCGATAGTTCGTTGATAGTTAATGATTCTCCAGGCAAAGGTATAGACTGCATTCTTCTGACTGGCACTTCAGCAGAAGGTATCAATAATCCTGGATGCGTCACCTGTTGACAGAAGAACTCAAGATTAGGAAAGTTCTTTCTATCAATTACTAGTTTAAAACTAGTAGGCTGTAAGTAATTAAAATTTTCTGTTAGACTGCTCATACTGCTATTTATACAAAAAGCAAGTTAAAAAAAAGAGGGCCGAAGCCCTCTTAGTGGAGATAGAACTCTTTTTTATTAAGAACCTAGAATATCGTCTACTCTGAAGATTCTGTAGTATTGGTTTGATTTCGCTGCTGCAAGACCGTTTGCTGGTGTTGAGCCTACGAATGGGTTTGACGCCATGCCGTAACGAGTTTTGAAACCAATTTTTGGCTGGAATGTATCTTCCCCTACCGCACGTACCATTGTTAATGGAACGTATGGGCAATAGAATACACCTGCGTCATATGGGTTAGTACCCTTATAACCTACAGTGATGTAATCTGTTGTTGCATATGGATCAATATACACTCGTGTTCGACCGTTTAGTACACCTGCAAATGTGTTGCCTGTGTCGTCTACGTTCAACTGTGTGTTCATCGCAGGAGCGTAATCTAACATACCTGTTGAAGACAATGCAGAAGCTACGTCTGAAGATGTGATGATGAAGTTACCACGTCCACGTCTTGTTTCTTTTGCAATTGTGTTTGCTTCACGCTCTAGTTGTACGATTAAGCCTTTGAACTTCTCAACTGACCAACGACCATCTGCATCTGTCTGCAGATCAAAAATACCGTTGACAGCTGTGTTAGCTGTTAAAGCACCAGTTTTAGCTTGTGAGTTAATTGTACGAATTACTTCGCGGTTAATTTCAGCTAGAATCTCAGTTGACAAGATGTTTGCCAATTCTGATTCTGCATCAAGACCATGAATTGCTTTCAAGTCTTGTGCTAGCTCTAAGCTGTACTCAGCTTTCAAAGCACGTGACTTTGCTGTCACGGTTGATTTTTCAATGGTAAAACCCATTTCTTTGAAAGATGAAGCTGGACCAGCACCTGAAGATCCAAGACCTTCGGCGTTGGCTGTTGCCATACCTGCACCACTTAGTGCTGTTACACGATCGTCATCAGCTGATGAGTCTGAGTCTGTTGCGCCGGAT